CCTATAGTAGTTGTATTTATTTGTTTGTGACTACTACCTATTTCTTCAAATATTTTATATAACATTTGTAGCGTTATATTTTTAATCTGTATGCCGTCTGTTAGTATCATTTATTATTTTGTATATATGTTAAGTCTTTCTGATATGCTATAAAATTTAAACATTCGTTTATTGATAATTCCAGAACATCGTTAAATGCTAGTATATTACCATTTGCTAAAGTGTATATTACATTGTACCAACCATATCTTTCGTTAAATTGTTCTTCTTTTGTCTTAATAGCTTGCGCCTCTCTTTCCTGGATAGGCTCTGCGAATAGGCTTGCATAATGGCTATGTAATCCGTTGCGATAGTCAAAAAAAAACTACATGCACCGTTTACTGTATCTACACTTAAATTATCTTTAAATAATTCTGCTCTTGTTTTTGCAGTTTTATAATCGTAATCTTCTATTTTATACTTTTCGCCTTTTTGTTCTATAATTGGGCGATATAAAATACTCATAACACTAGCCATAGATTGCCAACCGTTTGCTAATTTATTATCTAAGTCTACAAACTCTTTTAGTTTTAATTCGTGTAGGTTAGGGTGAAAACCATAATCTATATTGTCAATAGTTATAATAATATTTAACTGTTCGTTTGCTTTGTTTTCTAGTAGTTTAGTCAGCTGTGCCATAACATTATCTATATCTGACTTTTTACAACCCTCTAAAAGTTTTATAGGTGCTTTTGTAAAACTACTAATTGTTATTAGTGTTTTTTGGTGTTCGTCATCTATGCCATCTATTTGTTGCATAAAATTCATATAAGTACCTAATGATACTTGCCCCCATTTGTTAGGTATAAAATAACTTTTGTTGTTTATAACTAAATCCATAATATAAAATATAAAAAATTAGAAATGAGTATTATTGTACTTGTTTTCTAAAACACTTGTTAGTTTGAGAGGGTTAGCTATTTATTATATCCATATAAAAATATAGCTACCCTCTTTTTTTTATTGTACTGCATATACGCCTTGTGGCATAATCTTGTAGTACATACGCATAGCTAAAGCATCGCTAAAGTCTGGTGAACGATTTATAGCATTTTTAACTTCATCTTTACTAACTATTTGTAGCTTTGTATCTTTGTCAAAATTTTTACGCCTAACTTGTTCTAATTCCTCTATAATAAAATTTTTGTGTGTAACATTATTGCAGTTTATATATAGCTTAGACTTATTTATAACATCGCTAAGAGCATAATAACATTGTGTTTTAAGATTGACATAGTTTTCGTTTTTTAATGCCTTAGAATTGTTTACAAAGCCTTTACACCTTAATATATCTTTTACACCACCACCTACACCGTCATCGTCTACTATAATATTACCTAATGGTACGCTATGCAGTCTTTGTATTGCTCGTATTTCATCTGCGGCTTGTGTTATAGTATTTTTATCTAATGCTTTTATATACTCTGCTCGTAAACCGTTCCAATAAATTATTACTGTCTTGTCTTTACCAAATCGTGCTATATCTGCGGTTATATATTTTTTGCCACTAGGTATATCTTCTAACTCAAAAGAGCCTAGTATAGCATTGTAGTTTATTAGCTTATCTTCGCTGTCGTCATATTCCCAATTACCATATAGTAGCCTTTGTTTGCTTATATAGTCTAATTTTTCTAGTTGCTCTTTATAGTGCTTAGATATATGCTTGTTATCTGTCACTAAAGATTGTATAAACTTACTATATACAGGTAGTCTGTTTTCTTTATGTGGCTTATAAAAATTATTGTACACCCAATTTTTAGATGGGTTACAAGTCAACAGTATTTTAGGTATTATATTGTTTTCGTCTAGTTTGTATCGTATTCTACTACTAACTATTTGCTTTGCTTTTTCTGTTATTTGGTTACATTCGTCTATGAATGCCGCAGTCAATTCTAACGAGCCTAAACTGTCAAAATTTTTGTCTGATGGGTATTGAAATAAATCCTTAAGTATAACCTCGCTACCATTATAAAATGTTATTATGTTACTACTAGCGTTATACTTGTAGTGTACATTAGCTTTTATATTCCATTGACTACATACATCAAAAAAAGTATTTAGTGTAGTTTTTTTCAAATTGTCTAACTTACTACGCCCAATTAAACATCTAATGTTGTCGTATTGTGTGCATAGTGTTATTATCCATGCACAACCTAAAAAACTTTTACCACCACCTGCCGCACCACCGTACAAAACCTGTGTAGTAGTGCTATCTGTTAGGTACTCTAATGCTAACCATTGTTTACTCGTTAGCGTTGCTATCATTATCTTTTTTTAGTATAATATTTATAGGCTTAAAGTCTGCACTAACATCTAATTCTTGTTTTTCTATATAGCCTCTTTTCTTGCCTTTTGTTTTTAGGTAAAATATAGTAGCTTGTGTGCCACCTTTTTTAATTTGTTTGTGTAGGTGGCTTTCTGCAAAGTCTATAGCTACATCGTCTATACTCTTTACAGCTAGTCTATATGCCTCATCTTCTTTAAGCCATAAGTAGTGTGTTGTTCTATCTATGCCTACTAACTTACAGGCACTAGTTACTACGCCTAGCGTTTTCTCTAATGCGTCTAGCATAGCTAATTTACCTTTTTCTGTTCTATCCTGCATAAGTGTTGGATTTTGTTGATTATTTACCACATAAAGCACATACTATTTTATCTTTATGTTGTGGCTCTGTATCGTCATCTTCTAAGTTATTATATATGTCATCTTCATTTTGCCAGACATCTAAACCCCAATCTTCTAACTCAACGCTATCCCATTCATTAGCTAGTATATCCCAATCCCAATCGCCAAAGCCTAAATTATCTTTTATAATAAATTCTTGCTTTTGTTTTTCTGTTAGATTGTCTGCTCTAACTATATATACTTCTTTATAACCTAAATCTACTAACGCTTTGTATCGCATGTTACCACCTAAAATATAGCCTTGCTCGTCTACTACTATAGGGCGTAGCTTTAGCATTTGTTCAAAGTCTTGTATAGATTGCTTTAGCTTTTCAAACTTTGCAGTATTTACTAGTCTAGGATTTATAGGATTGTTGCGTATAGTATTAATAGGTACTTGTTCCACTATAGTTAAATAATTTATTGTTTGTTTTTTCTATGTCTTTATCTTGTTGTAAATGCTTTTGCCTTTTTAACTCAAATTGTAAATGGTGTATAGTTTTTTGTAAATCTTGTACTATACTATTATTATCTTTTTTACCTGCTCGCATAAGATAAGCTAGTGCTACACCTATATTATAGTTGTCGCCTGCAAAATCTTCTATTACTTTATGTGCCTCGTACTTGTAATATTTACCTTTATAATAACTAGGTGTGTTCATAATGTATCTACTATTTTTTTTATACCGTTATAACAAGTTGCTATACAACTACTACAGTTAGTGTGTGTTTTGTATTTAGTTTTATGTATCTCGTTATACAATGTTATTAATTCTGCTTTTGCCTCTTTTGTCTTTGCAACGCCTGTTTTACATAATTCCCAGACATTTATAATTCTTTGTTTTTGTGTTTCTGTAATATCTACCATTTGTTTTTAGGACATTTTTCAGTTTTCCAAGCCGCTTTTGTTTCTATAGGGCAACCACATACATTACATTCTATATCTTCTGTAAGGTGTGGGCATCTGCTACAAATGTATGCTCTGTCATAGTATGTTACTTCGTCTACATTTTCAAAACCGCCTAATATTCTTTTACTGACGGCTTTTAGGTAGTTATAGCTTTTTACCATTATGTTTGGTGCGTTCATTTTTTTTGTCATATCTATATAATTTTATTATACCTATAGGCTCATCATTTTCTCTAAAAACTATATCTACATCGTCAAAATACATATTGTCTAAATTTACCATATACTCTAATTGGTTATCTTCGTTATAAAATTCTATGACAGATAAGCCATATCCTACTATCCTTTGTAAATCGTCATATATCATTATGCCTTTTTTTTAATTCTGCCTTTAAATATTCTTTAACTTTTTTTATAGTTAAATATATGTTCATTCTGCTAATCTTTGTTTTTTTGCTAAGGCTTGTATATGTAAACTTGTTACCATCGTCATCACCTAAAACATATAGCCTAAATAACTCTCTATCATACCAATACAAATCGTCTAAAATAGAATTTATTATATCGCTATCTTCTATAAAATATAAATCTTGTGCTTTCTGTTTAGATATTTTTAGCATAACATCAGTATTAAAACTAATGTGTTTATATGCTTTGTCGTACTTATAATAGTACCTAGATGTTTTAGAGTAGTAATTATTTTTGCACAATCTTATAAAATAATACTTAATTTTTTTATCTTTTATAAGTTGTTGTAGTTGCTCTGGCTTACTTAATATTTGCTCGAATACTAATTGTGTTACATCGTCTAAATCCTTTGCAGGTATAAACTTAGACGCTACATTTCTTAATTGTGTAAATAACTCATTATCAATCACATAGGAATTATACGCAAAAATGTATATATGTTATAAAGTGTTTATAAATAATTGTTAACATAGTTATAAACCACAATAACCGCTATCGCACTCATTAAAATCGTCAGTTGTCAAATCGTCAAATAAACTTATTTGTTTGTGTGTTTTTTTAACTTGTTTATATGTTAGTTTATCTTGTCCTGCTCTCCAAATATTAATATTACCTTTATTTTTTTCTGTTTTATTAATTAATTTATCGTTACCCTCTTTAGACATAAACCATTCCATTTTTTGTGGGAACCAATCAAACCTTTTCCTAAGTAAAATTGGGTTTTGATGAAAACAACCTACGCAATTATTTATAGGCGCAAATGTCACATTTTTGCTATGCCAATATTTATTTATTTCATCTTTATATATGTTATCTTGTATTAAAGGGTATATTGGTTTTTGCCATTCTGTATATTTCCACTTATTATTACCGTTTTTATGTTTGCCAATTATATGTTTAAACTCAAGTAAACCATTTTCATTTAATCTTGATGAAGTGTTATTTGCCCTCCTTTGTTCGTTTGCTCTGAAACCAATACGCATTTCTACAACTTGATTTATTTCACTTAACCACCAATTAAATATTGGCGACAATTTTAATGCTTGTGTACATGTTCTTCTCATTAAATTAGGTACATTACCATTATTAGCTATAATATGTTCATCAAATGTTACACCACTAACCCATTTAATATGTTGTCCTGTATATTGTTCTAAATCTATCATAGTTTTTATAATAATGTCATCTTCTGGTGTAGCAACAAATGGTTTTTGTATTTTATCTTCTATGTATTGTATTAATTTTTTATCTTTTATTGTTTTTTCGCCATTCATTCTAACAAGCGCAAATACATTATAGTCTGCTTTGTAATTAGCGGCTATATAGCTTGATGTTTTGCCACCACTTAAACTATTTACTGTTTTCATAACAAATTTTTTAGTTTGTCTTTGTATATTTTTATTAAATATTCTAAATCTGATTTAGTGTATTTTACAGATTTGTTGCTAAGTTGTATAATGTCGTCTACCTCTTGCTCGCCTATTTCACTACACAATCTTATATAAAATTGTATTTTTTCACCCTCAGAGTAAATATTACACTTTACACATTGTGGACGGCAATTATTTTCGTGCCATCTTGTACTTGTATGCTTTCTAGATTGCATGTGACCGTTTTGCATTTCTTTTACAGGTTTTTTTACATTACAAGTGTAACACTCTACTAAACCATTCTCTGCATATACCCACCTTATATATTGGCTGAATACTTTGTCTAATTCTTTTTTAAGTTTTGCGTGTGTTTTTGTTTTTTTAGCCATTCTTTATTTTGCTTGTCTAGTCTATGCTCAAAATATAATGTTAAGCCTATATACGCTAAAAATAGTATCAAAAGTATTTTATATATATATATCATTTTAAACGCTTTGCTTTATTTATTGTGCTTTCTATATGTTTTTGTGTTTGCTTGTGTAATTCAAAATCTGTTATTTGGTTTTGCCTACGCTTTATTATAGCGTCAGTTTTATAATCTTTTAGCCACACACTCCATGTGCGAACATTTATAAATACACTTGTACCATCTTCTGCTTTTCTTAAACCTTTATTCATAGCAAACGCTATTTCTTGCATTGTTAAATTAGTATGATAATTTATTATGTCATTGTAAAATAATTGTGCCATACCTTTCATTTGTTCTTTGTCTGGCTTTTGTCCTAGTGACGCATAACATACACCTATTAAATCTAAACACTCTAGTTTTAATTTATTAGTTTCACCTGCCTGCAATCTATCGTATATTCTCATTTTTTTTTCTATAATACTTTTTACTTCTTTCTCTATCTAACATTCTTGCCCTATCTTTTTTATATTCATACTCGTAACCCATTACTAGAAAATAGGCAGAACATGTAACAAATTTATTATTATTCTTTAATTTCATTTCTTATTTGTTCCCAAGTATCAATTAAATTTACTTTATGTGTTTTTGTTTTAGCAAATTTACTCTCATTTTTACTCCATGTTTTTAACCTGCGCCCTATGTCAAATGTTTTTTGCATTTCGTATCTTAATTTAGTTTTACTTCTATTAGGCTCAGTCCAATAATCTGTAAATGCCTCTAACATATCTACACTATATAACTCAAAAAAATTGCTAGTTTCTTCTATAAACTTATATGTAGCTTTTTGCAAATCTCGTTTTTTAGTAGGTTTAGTTTCTAATTGATAAGATTTGTAATTTATAACTGTAATAAGTGTATTTTTTGTACAACTGCGTACATCTATGTAACCTTGTTGTTTTAGTTTTTGTAAGCGCTTGTATATTGTAGATGGCTTTATATGTAACTCTTCGCTTGCACTTATTCTGCCTGTAATAAATTCGCCTACACCTACTTTTCTACCAAACACTACATTAGGTGTTGTGTTAGCTTTTAAAATGCACCATACAAAAACCTTTAATAATTCTGCATCTGCAAATACGCCATTGTCTAAAATTTTACGATGTAGTTTTATATATCCTTGCACTATTCACTTAATTTATATTGTGCATATCTAACAGGCTCACCAAATTTATTTTTAGATTTTAAAGTTGTTGTTTCTATATTATAACCCTCATCTTTTAAAAGGAATATAATAGCCGCAAGCCTCATAATACTATAATCAAAAAATGCTTGTAATGGTGTAATCTCACCTATTTCTTTCAAATGTCTTAATACTTTTTGTTTTTGTGTTAGTTTTTTCATAATAATTATTCAGTTAATAAATATTTTCTTATCTCTAATAAATCTGCTATTGCAGTATCTACATCGTCTATTGCTTGTAACTCGTTAATAGTTTGTAAGCGTTCTGTTTGCGTCATATACTCCTCAAACACAGTATTAAAAATATCTATATAGTCTGGATGCATACGAGGATTTTGTATATACTCTTTATGCAGTTTTAAATAGTGGTAGTAATTTGTACGGTGTTTACAAAAATGTTTTGCCAACTGTGACGGTTTTAAACCACATTCCATTAAAATGTTACAGATTACCATTCTACTAAGTACTTGTACACCTGTTTTTTGTTTTACATTAATTTTGTCACTACATACACCTGTATATTTACTTGTTATGTAAGTTAGTAACTCTATCTCTTTTTGCAAATTATTTGTACTATTCATGCTCATAAAAATCTTGTATGTTATAACCTTGTTTATATAAGTCATCTACATAGTTAGATAACTCTTTATCTGTACCTGTAAAAACTACACCAGAATCGTTACAGCTGTCTACAAACGATTTACCTATAGTTATATCTTTAGTGACTACTGCACCTAATGTGTTAGTTTTAAATGTAATAATAGTCTTTTTTACTATGTTATTGTCTAGCTTAGGTATAGTTTTTATAATAAATCTTTTGTTTTTATAATCTAACAAACCATACTCGTTGCTTGCACACTTATAGTTTAAGCCTTTATTAATGCCGTCTTGTGTATAATATGGGTATGTATCATATATCATAACTCTATACATTTATCATCGTTTTTGAAACCTAGTTTTTTTACATACTTGTCTAACATTGTAGAACATTTTACATATAATTCTATAAATACAAATTTATCGTAGGCATAGAATTTTTTAGTATTTTCTAATTTGTCTGCTATATCTCTTAGTGATTTTATTAACTCTTTCTTTGTCATAATTAAAATGGCATTTCGTTATTAGTTTCTTTATTTGGCTTTTTGCCTGTTGTTACCCATTCTGTAAACATCTCTGCTAATTCTATTACATCTGCTTTGTCGCCACCATTATTACATATATAATCAGTTGCACATTTTAGTGTAGATTGTCTGATTATTAATGTTTCTCTGTCTGTAGTATTAGTAGTAGTAGTTGTTTTTGTATCACTTGCAAAACTAGATTTATATTCAAAATCTGTAATAGGTTTTATTTTTGGGTATTTACCACCTGTAAACTCAAAATTTACTTCTTCGCCTTGTACAAATTTGTTTTGATTGTCTGACTTGCTTAAATATTCACCATGCAATAATTCATTGTCTGACTGTATACTAATCTCGTATTTGTAAAAAGTACCATGTTTTAAATCTATAGAGCCGTTGCTCTGGACTTGCTTGACTATTCCTTTCATATCTAATATGTTAAATTAATAATTTTTAATATGTCTAGCGCTATTAAAAGGGCGGCTATACTTAACCCTATACCGTAAGTAATAATTGTATCTCGTTTCATATTATAATCTATTATAAGTACTAACTAAATTTTTTACTAATTGTAACGATATTTTATAAGCCTCTATTTGCCCTTGATACCACTCTACAAGTGTTTCGTTATCTTTTTGTTTGTACTCTATTTGCTTTTCTTCTGCATTTTGTAGTAACTGTTCTAGCGAGTGTACTTTACACCTAGCAAAGTATAAAACATCACCTAGTTTAACTTGTTCTACTTGTACTTTAGTATCGTTGTATATTTCTGTGTATTTATCCATAATTATATATATAAAAAAAGCTAGGTTATTAGCCTAGCATAGTTATTATTTTTTATCTTTTAAGTAATTAATTAATGTTTTGAACTGATTATATTTAAAAGTTTCATTTTTCAACTCGTATTCCCACAACATTAAATTAATTTGTGCAGTTGGGTAACTTTTGTCAAATGTTACAATTTTAATTAATTGCTTGATAATGATTTTTAAAGTTTTAATTGTTAGTTGTTTTAGTTTGTTAATTTAAGTTATTCAGTTAGCCAATCTTTGCAGCTTTTTAATGTAGGACCAAAGAATGCTCTGAATATATTGTTGTCGTTGATAAATACAACTGACCATTGTTGGCTTAGTTTTACATCATATGGTTGATACTGTATCTCTCCCTCTATCGATTGTCCATTCCAAGAATCAACTCCTTCGAACTTATATTTTCCATTTTGTAACTTTGTAATCTTCATTGTTTTGTGTTTTAGTTTGTTAATTATGATGCTAATATACAACTATTTTATTTATTAACAAAATTTAGTATATAACTTATTAACAATTACTATGTTAATAACATATATATATTAGTGTATTATTCTTGTTTGTGTTATTTTGTTGTTACACAGATAGTGTAACTAACTAAGTTTGAGTAACTTAGTACCTTTTGCCATTATAATAAAATGTATCTTCAAAAGCTAGTATTTGTGTTACATAATATCTACCGTTTTCATCTATGTGTACTATAGCGAAACCATTATTCCATTTAGCTTTCATGGCTCTAGATGCGTAACTAAAGGCTTTACTATTTAAATCACACATAGTGCCTATGTTAAAACCACCTACATTACCCTCTATAAATGTTTGTACTCTATGTGTATGTGCAAACATAACGCTATGTCTAAATGTATCTATATGTTTTTTTGCACTATGTATATTACAATAGATACCGTGTATTAAATCTAGATGCCTACCAATTGTAACTTTGTCCTCTTTCCAATCCTCATACACATCATAGTTTCTACTGTGTAATGCTAGTGCCTCTGTTGGCGATTTTATAACACCTTTGCCTAATTTAGCGTTGTCTATCTTACTCATATATTGGTTATACCAATCTTCATGGTTACCCCATATATATGTTTTGTGTACATTATCGTCTAACACGCTATCTATCATATCTAACGCATCGTTACCTGCTTTATATTCTTTTGTTAGTGTTGTAGTACCTTTTAAACCACTACTATGCCTAGATATACTAGCCATATCTAAAAAGTCACCTATAAGATGAAAACCTACTATATCACTACCTAAATCTTCACATAAATTTAACAAGCCATTAAACAATTTTTTATTGTGTGCAGGCACATGATGGCAACCACTAACTATGTGTATACCACTTGTGTTATACTTATTTGTTACTATAGGTTTTGCGTTACCGTTTTGTTTATGTTTACGATAATCTTGTAGTAATTGTTCTTCGTCTGGTTTTAGTCTATATCTGTTATTCGGCATTTTTTATCTTTTCATAACTACGCCCGCCAAAGTATGCACCGAAAGCGGTTATTGCTAACATACTCCATAAATCAACCATACTACTATTTAATTCTAAGTCACTAAAACCAAAATCTATAAGTGTAAATATAGTAAGTACTAGTAGTAAAAAAGCTAAAGAAATTGGGCGTATGTTGCGTGGTAACCAACTACTCTGTGTATTGTCTGATTCCCAACGCTTTGTTACTTGTTTTTGTATATTATGCTCAAACTGTTGTATTTGTTTGTTTATCTCTGCTTTTATTAATTCTTTCTCTTCTGCGCTAGTATGTATTTTATCAATAGCGTTACCAACACTATTAACTAAATCAGTAGCGCCTGCGCTAAATATTTTTTTTATAATACTCATAATTTTTTTTAATATAACCAACAGGCATTAGGCTTACTACTATCGTCATCTAGATGCAAAAATGTCTTGCCTATTCCTAAACGCCTACCTAAACCTACTTTTATTATTGCGCTAATTAATTCACTTCTATCTGCACTATTATTACAATGTATATCTACGGCTCTACAAGGTACTTTTGCGTGACTACTACCAACTCGCCCACCTACTTTTAGATTATGTTCTGGCGTTCTGTAGCCACTATTTATTTTTATAGGCTTGCCGTAAATATGTCGTATCTCGTCTAATTTGTGTAAAAAATCTATACACATTTTACCACCGTCAGATGTTGGTAAACCACTATTTGCATCGTCTGGACTAGCAAATTCATCAAAGTCAAAATAGTTTAACATAAGCGTTTTTTTAATTTTTTTTGTGTTTTACTTGTTTTTTTCAAAATCGTTTTTAAGCCTATTTATAGCGTGTTTAAGCAACTTTACTCTAGCTAGCATATGTGTATATTAAAAACTTGAGATGTTGCAATAGACTAAAATTACTAGATAACGATTTTAACAGTTTTTAGTTAAAAAAATAATTGTGTTTTTTCTTGTTTTATTTACAAGTTTTGTTATCGCACTTGTCAAAACAAACTTTTTTAAAACTTAGTAAGTGTACTAATTTGCATATAAATCTTGTCATTTTTTTTGTTTTATAAATTCTAAAATAATGTCTATCTTTTTTTTAATTTCTTGCATATTCTCTGCATTTTTTTCGTGATGCTTAGAAAATGTATTTTTTACTTCATGTATACTAAAAAAGAAAAATCTATATAAAGCGTATAAACTACCCAACAATAATACTACAGATAAACCATAACTTTCTATCAATTTTAGTATCTCTTCCATTGTTATCTTTTTTTACAAGTGTTTAGTGTAGCTATATTTTTTTCTAATTCTACTATTCTATCTTCGCACTCGTTTATAATCTTTATTTTTTTTTCTAACCTTTGCTCTAGTACTTGTATATCTTCGTCTAGTTGCCCTATTTGACTATATGCAATACCCATAGTAAATATTATGCCTATTATCCATATAATGTTACCTATGCTAATTGTAAAGTCTTTTTGTATCATCTGCCTTGCCCTCTGTATTTTTTCTTGTAGCCACTCTGCCCTTTACTAGCATTTTTGCTATGCTTACGCCTTTTTACTTTTGACTTAGGTATAAAACTTGTTATAAATTTTTTAGCCATTATTTACGCTTATTTCTATAATATAAAAATCTATCTACAGTATATATAATAGAAACTACAAGTAAAGCAATTTGTAATACTTGTTCTACTTGTGTAAAGCTAATAGCTAGTGTTACACTATTTAACCCTAGTACATCTGCGTTTTGCATTATTAGGTTTTTCATTATCTTGCTTTTGTAAATAGCTTTTTAGTTTTTTTATGTTTTCCTTTTTTACTTTATATGTCAAAACTCGCATCTAAAAAACTTCTTAATGTTAATTTATTTTTTTGTTCATACTTGTCTAATACTATACCACTAAAATAAGTATCTTTTGTAGGTGCTAAATCACCATTACTGTTAGTGTTGTACTCTGCGAATAAATGATTGTTGTTACACAAATAATCTACTAGTCTAGTGCTATAATATTCCGCAGTATTTTTTACTATTTCACGCATATATTTTATATCTTCTAAATCGGCAGGTGTGCTAGTTTCAGATATTTTACGCACTATATCCTTATTCATAATTTTATAAGACAAAAAAGGCAAACACTCATATAAACTATAGTGTATAAGTACAGGTTGTATATATTCGTCTGTAAATGTTTTATAGTTGCCACCTAAAGAAGATGTAGATATGTCGTTAGCAATTTTATCGTATAAATCTGTTCCTAGTAATTGGTGTATATGTATGTCTTGTGCTACCTTTATATAAGGTAGTAATAACTCTACATCTACATTACCGTTTATAGTAGTAGATTTTTTTATAGTATCTTCGCTTACAAATAATACTGCCATTTTTTAATATCCTTTTTTAGTTACAAATCCTTTATTAGCCATACGCTTAGGTGCTACAGGTACTTCCTGTGGGTTTACTTCTGGTTTAAAACCCATACTTCTAGCTTTTGTTGTAGTTACTATAGCGTCTACACTACTAGGCTTTTCACCTGCCTGTAAATATATTCTTCTATAAAATCTATGATGGCAATTACCGCCACCTTTGTACTTCCATATAGAATAACTACTATCGCCTTTTCTTGCCCACTCTCTATTTATACCGTTTGTTTGCATACGCAGTATATCCTCTTTTCTATATACCTTACCACTATTTGCGGCTCTCATCATAGCATCACAAAATGTTCTTGTTTTACCACTTGTTCTACTTAATGCTCTATCTTCATTGTATACATATCGCACTCTAAACTTGCTTTTATGCTCTTGTGTGCTTTGTCCGTCTTGTTCTGATTTTGCATTAGGGTATGCTCTACCTGTTCTAGCTAATTCTATTTTTTGTAGGTTATACTCAAAATCAAAATCCTCGTGTTCACCCTCTGCATCGTC